CTACAGCTTTTGTACAGCAGTATTCAAACAATGTACAAATGTTGTCACAACAAAAAGGTTCTCTTCTTAGAAATACTGTTAGAGTTGAAAGTGTGATCGGTGAAAATGCTTTCTTCGATCAAATTGGAAGTGCAACTGCAACAACTCCTCATACGAGACACGCAGACACTCCACTTTCTGACACTCCACATAGTAGAAGAAGAGTAACATTAGTAGATTACGAGTATGCTGATCTTATCGACAATCAAGATAAATTAAAAACTCTAATCGATCCAACTTCATCTTACGCACTAGCAGCTGCTTACGCAATTGGTAGAGCTACAGATGATTTAATTATAGCGGCAGCTACAGGAACGGCTTACACAGGAACTACTGGCTCATCAAGCACAGTATTACCTGCTGGTCAAAAAATAACTGAAGCTAGCACAGGTGGTTTAACAATCGCTAAATTAAGAAATGCTAAAAAACTTCTTGATTTAGGAGATGTTGATCCTTCTATACCTAGATACATCGTAGTTGGTCCAAACCAAGTTGCTGATTTATTAGGTGACACAAGCGTAACTAGCTCAGACTTTAATACAATTAAAGCTCTCGTGAATGGTGAAATTAATACATTTATGGGTTTCAATTTTATTATGTCTAACAGACTAGCTAAGGCTTCTAGCAAGAGAACTTGTATTGCTTATGTACAAGACGGCTTATTGCTGGCTCAAGCTCAAGGCATCACTACACGCATAGATGAAAGATCAGATAAATCATACGCAACTCAAGTGTATGTATCTGCGACTATGGGTGCAACTCGTATGGAAGAAGCAAAAGTTGTTTCTATCGAAGCATACGAAGCATAATTAATTTGACTATTTCTTAGTCATCTTTGGGGGAGGCGTCATTGCCTCCTCCTTTAATCAAAATCATGTTTAAAATTTTCACAGTTATAAGTGTGATTTGTTCACCACTTGTAACGGAATGTATTAACTTAGAACACAAACAATATTTTTTTAATAATCAAGCCTGCAACGATGCAGCACACAAAATTAATTTAACGATAGTTTATCCAGGAACAACAATTAACAACTATTGTAAGGAAAAAAAATTATGGCAAGCGTAACAGAAATTTGTAATTCAGCTTTAAACTTATTAGGAGCTTCAAATATTGCATCTTTAACAGATGACAGTAAAAATGCTCGTATTTGTAATCAAAGGTATGAGCCAATTCGAAATAGGATATTTAGATCTCATCCTTGGAATTGTTTAATTAAAAGAATTGAACTTGCTCAAGATACAGATGCTCCAGTTATTGAATATGAGTATGCTTACACATTACCTTCTGATTGTCTTAGAGTTTTAAAAATTCATAACGGCTCAACGGATAGTATCAATTCCGATCTTGATTATAAAATAGAAGGAAGAAAAATATTAACTAATCAAGCAACATTATATTTAGTTTATGTTTCATTAGTCACCGATCCAAATGAAATAGATGTTTATTTGCAAGAAGCTATTGCTGCAACACTCGCAGCAGATATTGCTTATGCCTTAACTAACAATGCAACACTAGCTAGCAATTATCAATCTCAAGCGGATGAAAGATTAAGAGAAGCTAGATTTATTGATGCCACAGAAAATAGTTTAGGTGTAATTGAAAGTAATGAATTTGTAGATGCGAGATTATAATGCCAAGAACAACTCTTGCATTATCTTCGTTTGTATCTGGTGAGCTGGGTCCAAAATTAGATGGCAGAACTGATTTTGATAAATATAGAACTGGATGTAAAAAATTAGAAAATTTTATTATTCATCCTCAAGGTGCAGCCACTAGAAGAGTTGGAACTAAATTTGTTTCAGAAGTAAAAAATTCAGCTAATAAAACAAGATTAATTCCTTTTGAATTTTCAACAACTCAAACTTATATTTTAGAATTTGGTAATCAATATATTCGATTTTATAAAAATAAAGGTCAAATATTATTTAGTTCAACAGCTTATGAAATAGCTACACCATATTTATCTTCAGAGTTATTTGAAATTAAATACGCTCAATCAGCAGACGTTTTATATATTTGTCATCCAAACCACGCAGTTAAAAAATTATCAAGAACAGGACATACTGCTTGGTATTTAGATGATTTAGAATTTAGTTATGGACCATTTCTTGATGAAAATTCGGAAGCAACAACTTTTTCTGCATCCGATATTTATGGTAGCGGAATTACAGTAACAGCATCATCCATCGTTGGAATTAATGATGGAGTTGGTTTTAAAACAACCGATGTAGGAAGATTAATTAAAATTGGTTATGGAACTGGTTATGGAATAATAACCGCAAGATCTAGTGCTACTCAGATAACAATTGATATATTCGAAACACTTGCGCCAAAGGTAACGCCAACTAAATTAGCAAAAGAATTAACAAATTCAGACACAACGATTTATGTCGATAAAGTAGATGATTACGATAGTTCAGGAACGCTTATTATTGATGATGAAAAAATTACTTATAGTGGCAAAGACGCAACCGCCAAAACATTTACAGGATGTACGAGAGGTGTATCTGGAACAACAGCAAAGTCTCACAGAATAACTACCTACGTTTACAGCTCAGTTAATATAACAACGACCAAATGGTACTTGGGTGCATTTTCAGACACCACAGGACATCCTGCTTGTGTATCATTTTTTGAACAACGATTAGTTTTTGCAGGAACCAATACAGAGCCACAAACTTTATATTTTTCAAAATCAGGAGATTACGAAAATTTTGCTGCTGGAACAGTTGCAGATGATGCAATGATTTATACAATTGCATCTAATCAAGTTAATAGAATTAGATATTTAAAATCGCAAAGAACATTAATTGTCGGTACCACAGGCGGAGAATTTACAGTATCAGCAGATGGAACAGACGCAGCCGTTACACCTACAAATGTAACTATTAAAAAACAAAGTTCTTATGGAACAGCAGATGTGGATGCTTTAACAGCAGGCAATGCAATTATTTTTTTACAAAGAGCTAAAAGAAAAATTAGAGAGCTTGCTTACAATTTCGATTCTGATGGTTATGTCGCTCCAGATCTTACCATTTTAAATGATGATATTACCAATTCAGGTATTAATGAATTTTGTTATCAGCAAGAACCGACAAGTATTTTATGGTGCGTCAGAGACGATGGAATTTTAGCAGGACTTACTTATCAACGATCTGAAAATGTAGTTGCTTGGCATAGACAAAAATTAGGTGGAACTTTTGGAACAACTGGGTATGGAATTGTTGAAAGTGTTGCTTCTATTTCAGGAACTCTTGATGAAGATGAGCTTTGGATTATTGTTAAAAGAACCATCAATGGTCAAACAAAAAGATATGTAGAAGTATTTTCTGATTTTGATTTTGATGAAACTGTTGTTACTGATTTTACATTTTTAGATAGCTATTTAAGTTATTCAGGAACTGCAACAACAACACTATCAGGATTATCACACCTTGAAGGTCAAACTGTTGGTATATTAGCCGATGGAGCAATTCATGCTGACAAAGTTGTAACTTCAGGAGCTATTACTTTAAATGCACCAGCTACAAAAGTTGTTGTAGGATTAAAATATTCAAGTGTTTTAAAAACCATGAGAATAGAAGGAGGAGCTGCAGAAGGAACTTCTCAAGGCAAAACAAAAAGAATTTCAAAAGTTGTTTTAAGATTATTTGAAACAATTGGAGTGCAAGTAGGTCCATCATTAAACAGTCTTGAAACTGTACATTTTAGATCCACTTCAGATCCAATGGACACACCAGTCTCAACTTTTTTAGAAGGTGATAAAGAAATTGAATTTAGAGATGACTACAATACAGATGGTTACATTGTCATAAAACAAGAACAGGCATTACCTTGTTCTGTGCTTGCAATTTATCCAACTGTAGTGACGTCAGATGGATAATTTAAAAGTTATTCCTTACACAACAGCTCATGCTCAAGAGATGATTAAATATGGCATGAACGATCCATTAATGGATATTGATTGTAGTTATTTACAAAATTACACAGATGTTGTCGCTCCTGGTTTATCATTTACTTTGGTAGATGGTGTAATTCCTATTGTAAGTGGTGGAATATATCCATTATGGCAAGGAACCGCAGAAGGCTGGGTGTTGTCCAGCAAAAGAATTTTTAATTACAAAATTAAATCAGCAGCTCTTATCAAACGAAGATTAGATATGCTTTGTGTTAATAATAAAATTTGGAGATTACAAACAGCTGTAAAATCAAATTTTAAATTAGGTGTACGTTTTGCTGAATGGCTAGGACTTCAGCAAGAAGGATTAATGAAACAATATGGTCCAGATAAAACGGACTATTACAGAATGGCAAAAATTTATACAATATGAGTTTTATAGGAAATATATTTGCAGCAGAACAAGCAAAAAAATTAGGACAATACAATAACGCTGTTTATCAACAACAAGCAGAATATGCAAAAGCAACTGCTGAAAAGAATGCTGCTATCTTTGATAAAGTCACTTTGCCAAGACTACAAGAACAACAAAATATTCAACACTCAAATTTATTAGTTAATATTTTAAATTCAGGCGCAGATTTTATTCCAGGACAAACAGGTTATATGGTTTCTTTAAAAGATTTAAATAATCAAGCATTCGATATTGCTATGGCTAATTATAATAAAACCATGGATTACCAAGATCAGTTAAATAATTCTTTATTACTTCAAGCAAAAGGACAAGGTGAAATTTATAAAGGAGAGCTGACAGCAAGAACTCAATACGCTCAAGCCGTTGGAAGTTTACTAAGTGATGCTGCAACTGGATATAAAATTTACAAAGGATAATCAATGGCAGTTTTAAAAGTTTACCAACCTCAAATCGCTCCACAAGCAACTTCAGTTCCAAATGAAAGTGGATTAACGCTACCACTATCGTTAGCGACAGATATGTCATCTCATTTAGGAGGATTGAGTAAAATTATTGGAGAAATTTATAAAGAGCAAAAAGATAATGAAGATCAAAATGCACTATTTAAAATAATAACAGATATTTCTCCTGAAATTTCAGCCATGACAACGGATGCTGCTAAAAATACAGACGTTAAAACAGGAGTTGAACAATACACTAAAGCCATAAAAGATGCTGATTTTATAAATCGTTATCCAGATGTAAGTACGGCTGTTAAAAATAAATTTCAAGACTGGGTAATTAAACACCAGTACACAGCTATACCGCAAATCACAGCGCAAATTTCTAAGAATAGTATTGAAACATCACAAATTAATAATGATAAATACTTAACCGATTTAAATTTAAGAAGATCATCATCCAATATTATTGATCGTAATACCGCAGACAAAGAATATGAAAACTGGTTCAGTAATCCTGTTAATATTAAAAATTACGGAATTAAAGAATTAGACACTTTAAGAAAACAAAAGGATGATCAAAGAATAGAATTCCAAATTTTATATAATACTAAAAATGCGCCAATGTCGGTTCTTGAAAATGCAGATCAAATTAATGCAACCTTTGGCGAGCAAAAAGGAAAATTATATTTAGATAAAGCAAGATCAGCACTCGTTAGTCAACAAAACGATGCACAAAGATTAACAGAGCATCAAGATCGAGCAACTGTTGAAAATCAAATTGGCACCTTTAGTGAAATGTTTAATAGAATTAATAATTATAATTCTGATAAATCAAATCAAAAATACGTTAAAGAATTACCATCATTAGATTTTTTAAACGATTTAAAAAAAAACAATCAGATTAATTCTGTTCAATACGAAACTTTATTACAAACCTGGAATGGTAAAGAACGATTAACGGATGATAAAATGTTATCTGCAATTAATGCTCAAATTGCAGTAGCTAAAACTGTTGATCAAATTGATATTATTAGAGAAGCAGTTAATTTAAATCCTGACGTTGCAAGAAGATTAAATGTTAGAGACATTAATGCGTTGAATACTATTTTTGAACAACATAAAAAAAATAGAGAAGGTTTCCAACAAGATCAGTATTACAGACAATTATTAGAATCAGATCTTAGAGATGTTAAAAATTTAGTCACTTTAAATTTTGGTGATGCTGAAGTTGAAAAAAAATCAAAAGCACTTCAAGGTGAAAAAACTTATAATGATTTAGTTGCAGGCGGAATGTCTCCAGAAAAAGCATATATAAAAACAATACAGACAATCGACAAACAAAATATACCAACATTAAAAATTTTACCAAAACCTGAAACAGTACAAATTGATCAAATAAATTTTCAAAAAGATCCTAAAAAAGAAATGGAAGATTTAAGAGTATTTTTATCAGGAAGATACAAAGCTGGATCTATTAATATTGAACAATTCAAACAAGATTTATCAAGACTAGATGTCATCGATCAAGTTTATGACGTTAGAAATAAATTAAATATGACTAATAATTTTACCTCTACTGGAAACTCTACATTGTCAGAGAAAAAAGGATCTGCAGCAGCACAAATAGGAAGATTAAATTAATATGGATAATACTCAAGTTACTGATCAAGTTAATGTTGATCAACAAAATACAGATCTGTCAGGTGGGTTTCATTTATTAAACGATTTTTATGTACCTTTAAAAAATCAACAAGCTATTTACAATAGCAATGCTTACAAAACTTTATTAAATAATAATGTAGATCCTGTTGAATTGCTTGGGGTACAAAAGGATCCATCCTCACAATCCATTGTTATAAATAATAAAACGACTTATCCTTTAGAAGAAGCCACAAAACGAACTGCTTATGAAATTGGCAAAAATGTAAGTCAATTTTTACATGATATACCAGCAGCGGCTGCAGACAAACTTGTTAATGGAGTTATGCAAGGAGCAATACTTGCAGTCAATTTAGCACCAATTGCAAATAAGGTAGTTGGTACTCCAATTAATCAAGATGTCGTTATGCAAAATTCAATAGCAACAAGTAATTCCTTAAAAGATACTTTAAAAAATTTAAATGAAGATTTTAAAAAAGGATTTAATGCGGTTAATGGTAGAGATATTAATTCAGCATCAGAGCTTGTTGGTTATATTGCACAAGATGCGCCATACACAATTCCAATTTATAAAGGTTTAAAAAAAATTCCAGGAATTAGCGACACCGCAGCTACATTTTTAGCATTTGGCATTGGATCTTCTATTGCCTTTGCTCCTGAGGAAAGCAGCATAACTTTGAATATGTTTACTCAAGAAATAGATAGCGTTAAGAAATTTTTAAATATTTTGCCAAATACTCCAAATAATGAATTATTTAATAGAGGTGTTCAATTATTTGAAGGAACTGCCATAGGAAAGTTTTTGCCTGAAATAGTTAATGTTGGAAAATTTTTAAAGAAATATGTTCCTGAATATGCACCTATTCAACAAACAACAGTAGCCACCGCAGGAGCAACAGCAGCAAACGAAGCTGTCAAAAACATATCAGATAATATCCAAAACAATATTATTTCCAGTTCGACAAAAAAATAATAGAAAAACATTATCCTCGCATATTTGTTTTTCCAAAAAATAATTTTAAAAAATGCCAATACAAAAAATTACTAATGAATTTATTAATAAGCCTTTAGCAAAAGAATTATTACAAAAAAGCCAGGAAACAATTAATAAAATTAAAACACAAGGAGCTAAAAAAGTTGAAACCAAAGCTCCTACGTTTGCGGTTAATTCTAATTTACCTGATCAACAAGCAACAGATTTATTAAATACAACAAAAGATACAGTTGCATCAGGAACTTTAAATAAAACTGAAGCAACCAATGAAGCCATAAAAGTTTCAAAGGAAGATGCACAAAATTTTATTAGTAGTGTTTATGGTGTTGAAAACAAAGCTGTTAAAAATTTAATCGGTAAAGATTTTAATTTTGATAATATTAAAACGAAAGATGATGTTTTAAATCTTATCAATCAAATTTCAGATAAATATTCAAAAGAAATTAATGTACAAAAAAGAGGCGTACAAACTCAAGCTGCCACACAACAAGCGGCTGATTTATTAAACATCGATCAAGAGACATTAGTCAAAAGTATTTTAAGATTAAAGCCAGGATCAACTCTTAACGCTGAAAATATTAAAGCCGTTAGAGATTTGATGATTGGCGGAATGACTAAACTGGATGATTTAGCCATCAAAGCAAAATCAGGTGGACCAGATGAATTAATGGCATTTAGACAGCATTTTGCACTTATGTCTGAAATGCAGAAAATATTTAAAGGCGTTCAAACTGAAACAGGAAGAGCATTAAATCAGTTTAGATATGTAACCAACGACACACAGTTTACAAATTTATCACAACGAGAAATTAATAAAATAAATTTATTAACAGAATTAGGTGGTGAAGAAGAAATTAGAAATCTTGCAACTTTATATGCAGGATCCAATGCTAAGACAAAATTAAAATTTAATGATGATGCAGGCTTAATAACTAAATTTGGAAATACTGTCCAAGGTGTTTCAAGTTCAGTTTCAGAAGTTTATATTAATTCAATTTTATCAAGTCCACTTACGCATATTAAAAACACAGCAGGTAACTGGGTTTCACAAGGTATTAATAATTTAGAAAGAACAATTGCTGCAAGACAATTTGGTCAAATGGGGAGAGACGGAGTTGCTCCTTATGAAGATCTAGCAAAAGCATTTGGCAAATCTCAAGCATGGCAAGAGATGTTAACTTCAATGGGGGAAAGTTTAAGCCAAGGAAAATTTCCTCAAATAGTTAATGAGCTTGGTGGAAATAAATTTGAAGGAAGAGTTCATGCTTTTTCTGGTTCAACATTTGGTTTAAATCAAGAAGGCATCCAAGGTCAACTTGGCAAAGCAATTGATGTTGCTGGTAATGTTTTAACGCTGGGTAGATTACCAACAAAGTCATTAACCTTTTTTGATAATATTTTTAAAAATATGGAGTATCGATCTGAGTTATACGCTCAGTCATATAGAGATACTTTAATGAGAATATCTGAAGGCACATTAAGTCCAGATAAAGCTCCAGAATATTTAGCAAGATTAGTTACCAATCCTCCAAAAGAAATTGCACAGGCTGCTTATGATGCAGCTCTTTATACTACGTTTCAAACAAAACTTGGAACTAGAGGAGATTTTATTGACATTGGTAAATTAGTTATTGATGCAAAAAATCAAGATACTTTAAAAGGTGTTGATTGGATTGTTAATGGACTTGTTCCATTCGTACAAACTCCAGCGAATATTTTAGGTTTTACATTAGAGCGAACTCCAGGACTTAATTTATTACTTAAATCTTATCGAGAAGATTTAATGGCAGGTGGCGCTAGAGCAGATATTGCAAAAGCTAAAATGGAATTAGGTTTAGCTTTTTATGGAGCCGTTGCGACATCAGGCTATTATGGATATTCATCAGGATCAGATCAAGGACTTGCAAGATTAGGTAAAGGTCAAATGCAAAATACATTTGCCTATCAACCTAAAGCAATAAGAGTTCCTTACATTGATCAAAATGGTAATCCACAAGCATATCAATTAAGTATTAATGGATTAGATCCAGCAGCACAGCTTTATGGAATGGCTGCTGATTTAGGTAGTATTTTTAGAAATTTTAAAGAAGATAATACAGGTGAATATGTAAAGCACGTTGCAGCGTTTGCATTATTTGCTGGTGAAAATTTAGTTAACACTCCATTTTTAGAAAATACTTCGCAAATATTTAAAGACGTTTCTTTAATACAAGATGTTTTAAGTAAAGGCGGTGATGTTAATGATCCAAGATTAAAAAAAATTGCATTTAACTATGCAGCAGGTTTTGTGCCAAAAGCGGCACAAGATGTTGGCAAAATTTATAATAATTATATTGCTCAAGATCCAAATTTTAGTCAGCAAAAAATTACAACTGAATTAGGAGAATATTTTAGAAAAAGTATTAACGAACAAGATTTGTATTCCAAATACGATATTCTTGGAGATACAATTGATAAATATTCTACAAGTCCACTTGTTCCATTTGCAGTATCTAATTTAAAAATTGATCCTGTTAGAAATGAATTAAGAATATTAAAACCTGAGATAAGTCCATTTCCTCAAAATAAAACAGTTAGTTTTGGAAGTTTATTATCAGTAGATGTTCCTCTTAATTCTTATGAATTATCTAATGCACAAAAAATAGCAGGTGAAACAACCAAAGCTAAATTAGATCAATTATTTACCTCATCTGTTTATACCGACACACAAGATGAATTTGTAAAAAAAGCAATGGTTCAAAAAATTATTTCTGAGTCAAGATCTCAAGCGATCGATCAGGTGTTTTCAGATCCAGAGGTTAATAAAAGAATTTTAGATGAAGCTGGAATTTTAGCAAATCAAAAAGCATTACAAAATAACAATGGTCAGCCACTTACATTAGTGCCTGGAGATGTTTTAAACGAACAAAGACAACAATAAAATAAATGACAATATCAACAACAACAATTAAAAATAGTTATTCAGGTAACGGATCAACATCTGCTTTTACATATACATTTAAAATAACTGATGATGATGACATTCAGGTTATTATTAGATCCTCTACAGGAATTGAAACTGTAAAAACAAAAACAACTCATTACACAGTTTCAGGAGTTGGAAATGCGAATGGTGGTACTATTACTTTTACAGCTGGAAATATTCCTGCAAGTACACAAACAGTTATATTAAGAAGATCCACTCCACAAACACAAGATTTAGATTTAATTGAAAATGCTTCTTTACCTTCTGACAGTTTAGAAAATGCTTATGATAAATTAACTTCTATAACTCAAGAACTACAAGAACAAGTTGATCGTTCATTAAAA